GTCTGGGTTTTTCATATCTAGGAAGTCGGAGGTTCAAACTATGGACCGCTCCTGTAAAACGTGTGACTCATACTCCTTTAATTCTAGAGACGACGTGTATTTTACCAAGTACGATTGTTGTTTTGGGTGCTACATACAATATGTGGAGGGTCGTACACAACGTTGGCTCTCTGGTTGGAGACCCAATAATACTAGGGGTTTTGGTAAATAAAAATACTATTTATAGTATAAAGCGAGGTTTTTAAATGGCTACTATATTAGACGTTATCAACGGAATATCACAAGCGCTGTCAAGCAATTACGACGGAGCGACAGACAAAGATGGAGAGCCAGTTAAATCTGGCCTCAAAAGAGAGGACGGGAACCCTATATTTGACCCTAGGGTTATGGATGGGTTCAACGCTAGAATACAGGGTGAGACCCTTGTTCTCACTTACAACCTTGAAACTAAAATCAAGGAAGTGCACAACACGTCATTTGAAAGCGACATTGAATCTACTATGGCTGACCTTGCCAAGCACTTAAAGAAAGAATACAAGAGCGCAACTGGATCAGCCTTGCAGTTAACAAAGGATGGAGAGGTAGATATACTAGTCCAGTATATTTCTAAAATTAGAACTAGTGTCACCGCCGTTCAGAAGTTTAAGCTAGCGTCAAGTTTACTTGCGAAAGAACCAGAAAGAAAACTAGATGACACTTTTAAGAAATTCTTGGAGCTTGGCGGTAAAGCTAAAAGGCCACAGAATGATAAGTCAAAAAGCGATAACTATAAACAGTTTGACCCTTTTAATGTGACCACAGGGCAAAGAAACTCAGACCTAAAGTAACTAGATGTCTTTTAAACTCACCAAGCAAGATATCCGCAAAGAAATAATAAAGTGTGGCAAGAATCCAAACTACTTTATCAATAACTACGCCAAGATCACTCACCCGCAGCGTGGGCTGATTCCATTCAAGTTATACCCATTTCAGGAAGACTTAGTAGAGAATTTTATAGATCACCGTTTCAATGTTATATTGAAGGCTAGGCAGCTAGGTATCTCTACGATTACTGCAGGCTTTGTTGTATGGCAAATGTTGTTTCATAAAGAAAAGAACGTTCTGGTTATTGCTACAAAGTTCGGCACCGCCGCAAACCTGGTTAAGAAGGTCAAAAACATACTAAGAAACGTTCCCGACTGGTTGACCATCGCACATGTGACTATAGACAACAGGACTTCCTTCGAATTATCAAACGGCTCTCAAATAAAAGCTTCTTCTACCTCCGGCGACGCAGGGCGTTCAGAGGCCTTGTCTTTGTTAGTTATAGACGAAGCTGCTCACATCGACGGACTGGATGAGTTGTGGATGGGGCTGTATCCTACACTGTCTACTGGTGGGCGATGCATCGCGCTTTCCACTCCAAACGGCGTCGGTAATTGGTTTCATAAAATATACTCAGAATCTGAATCTTCGGTTAACGATTTCTTTCCAACTGTGTTGCCCTGGGAGGTCCACCCAGACCGAGACAAAGATTGGTTTGACAGAGAGACAAAAAATATGTCTAGAAGAGAGATCGCGCAAGAGCTTGAGTGCAGTTTCAATATGTCTGGTGAAACCGTTTTCCACCCAGAAGATCTAGAGTGGATTGCGGAATTGATCACTGAACCCAAATACAGGACTGGATTCGATAGAAACTTTTGGATTTGGCAAGAATATCAGCAAGGTGTGCAATACTTAATCTCTGCAGACGTCGCTAGAGGCGACGGGCGAGACTACTCCGTGTTTCACATAATAAAACTTGACAGTATGGAGATAATTGCAGAATACCAAGGAAAAGTTACCCCCGACATATTCTCTGAACTGCTTTTCAACGCTGGTGTCGAGTACGGAAATTGTATGTTGGTGGTCGAAAATAACTCTGTTGGATATTCTGTGCTTGAAAAGTTGGTAGATAGAGGGTATCCAAATGTTTATTTTTCTGTAAAGTCTAGTCACGACTACATCGACCCCATCGAGGCTGAGTATAGAAGTAACACAATAGCTGGCTTTACGACATCATCAAAGACTAGGCCACTAATAATAGCTAAATTTGAAGAATTCGTGAGAAACAAGCTAATTAAGATATATTCGTCGAGACTTTTAAGCGAGATGAAAACGTTCGTATGGCACAACGGTAAACCTACTGCTATGAGATCTTACAATGACGACTTAATATTAGCTTGTTCGATTGGTTGTTGGGTCCGAGATACAACACTCTCTGAAAACTACAAGGCTATAGAATACAAAAAGGCGGCAATGGGGGCTATGTTTAGTACCAAGACGAATTTGAATACAAGTATACCAGGTATGAATTCTTACAAAAAAGATAGTGTATTTGATGGTATAGTAAAAACAAAAAGCAATCACGAAAACTTTCCGTGGTTATTTAAGGGATAAAACTGATGGCTTCTAACAAAAAGAATATAAACACAAACAACACCAGAAATCCAGAAAACAGCTTATTTAAAAGTTTGACTAGGTTGCTTTCTGGGCCACTAGTAGTTCACCGCACCCAGACAGCTAGAAGGTTGCGACGCCGACAATTAGACAAATACGCACAGAGATTCAAATCAGCGAGCGGTCAGCAGTTCAAAAAGACCCAATATAATCCATTCGACAATCTTATGGCTGGCGTCATGGCCAATCAAAACCGGCTTGAAAGATATGTAGACTTCGATCAGATGGAGTACACACCTGAGATCGCTTCTGCTCTTGACATCTATGCAGATGAGATGACCACAAGTTCTAACTTGCAGCCTTTGCTTACGATAGATTGTCCTAATGACGAAATCAAAAACATACTTGACTCTCTATATCACAATATAATGAACATCGAGTTTAATCTCTTTGGTTGGTCAAGAACGATGTGCAAGTATGGAGACTTCTTTTTATATATGGACATCGATGAAACCCTTGGTATAAAAAGTTGCATAGGTTTACCCGGTCAAGAGATAGAACGTCTTGAAGGGGAGGATAAATCAAATCCTAACTATATTCAGTACCAATGGAATAGTGCCGGAATGACTTTCGAAAATTGGCAAATTGCTCACTTTAGAATCCTGGGCAACGACAAACACGCACCATACGGGACGAGCGCCCTCGAACCTGCCCGACGAATTTGGCGTCAATTAACTCTCCTTGAGGATGCTATGATGGCGTATAGAATTGTAAGATCTCCAGAGAGAAGGGTGTTCTACATCGACACTGGAGGTATCGCACCACAAGATGTTGAACAATATATGCAAAAAGTTATGACACAAATGAAGAGGCATCAAGTTGTTGACCCGAACACAGGAAGGGTTGACTTAAGATACAATCCGATGTCTATAGATGAGGATTATTTTGTACCAGTACGTGGCGGAGTTAGCACAAAAATAGAAACACTGCCGGGTGGAACCTATACTGGAGACATAGACGATGTTAAATATCTCCGCGACAAGCTTTTTTCAGCACTGAAAATACCACCATCATACCTTTCCGCAACTGAAGGCGCAGAAGAAGATAAGGCGACGCTAGCTCAAAAAGATATAAGATTTGCTAGAACTGTCCAGAGAATGCAACGCTCGGTAGTGACGGAGTTGGAAAAGGTCGGGCTGGTGCACCTTTATATACTTGGATTTAGGGGCGCTGACCTCACGTCTTTCAAAATATCTTTGTCAAACCCATCTAAGATAGCAGAGTTACAAGAACTCGAACATTGGAAGGTCAAGTTCGACGCAGCCTCAAATGCAACCGAGGGATACTTTAGTAAGAGGTGGGTTGCCACCAAGATGTTCAATATGTCAGAAGAAGAGTTTCTCAGAAATCAGAGAGAGATGTTCTATGACAGAAAATTCGAGGCTACCCTCGAAGCAGTGGCCGAACAAGTTCAGGCTGAGATCACTGGCGCAGGTTCTTTTGACGATCCAACATCTGGTGGTGAAGATCCTCTTGACCTTGATGATGCCGGTGCGCCAGAAGGCGGAACCGGTACGGTCGGACAGGAAGAACCCGGCTTGGATGATGTAGCTGCAGATTCTGATGATCCTGAGAGTAGCTTACTGGCAGCCCCTGGCAAGAGAGACGATAGTGTGGACAATAGGGGCCGCTCGCCGGCTAAGAGGAGGAAAGAATACACTCCCGTAAAAAACGATAGCCGCCCGCAAGGTGCCCATCGCAGATCTCAACTAGCTCAAGGAGGAGCCTCAATCGCTTCATCCTCTAGAAGAAACACACACAAGGGCTACCACGAATTGAAGAGTCTTTATGAACGCAAAGATACTACTTATAATAACGAGGAAGCAATTATTGGCCAAGTTGGACAGGAGCTAAAGCAGTTAATTGAGAATTTGGAGTTGAGGGGCAAAAATGAAGATAAAGCATAACAAAAAAAGAAATACCGCTTTCATATATGAAGTCCTGGTCAGAGAGTTGACAAAGAGCATCATCAAGAAAGATACAGGCAGGAAGACTAAAATAACCAAGATAATCAAAGAGAGCTTCTCAAGGAATAAAAATCTAAAAAAAGAACTAGACACTTACCATAGTCTAACTGGTTTGGAAGAACTTGCCAGTGATACAATCGAAAAGGTTGTTATGGAAGCAAAGATCCAACACTCAAAGCTTGATCAGGACGCTATCTTTAAAGAACAATCTGAAATGATTGAGAAGATAAACAAGCAACTTGGAGTAAACGTTTACGATAACTTCGTGCCGAATTACAAAAACCTTGCAACAATTTACTCAATTTTCAATAGTTCGACCTCCATCAAGAGTAAGGTCCTCTTGGAACAGAGTTTAATAAAGTCTGCAATAAAGGGACAACAGGCAGAATCACACCAACCAAAACACCCAATAAATAATCTGATATACAGGTCTTTCGTCAAGAACTTTAACGAAAAGTATCACGAGGAGTTAACCGAATCTCAGAAAAGCCTTATGACAAAATTCGTTACATCATTTGCCGACGGCGGCCTTGAGCTAAAGATGTTTTTGAATGAAGAGGTTGGAGATTTGAAGTCTAGTCTGAGAGAAGTCGGAACTAAAATAGAAAACGAGGACTTAAAGAATAGAGTATCGGAAGTCGTCTCGTCTCTTGAGGCAATGGCCAACGAAGAAGTTACTAACGGTATGGTTGAAAAGGTCTTAAAGGTTCAGCAACTTAAGAAAGAGATTGAAAGCTATGTCAGTTAACATAAAGATAGTTCCAGACGACGCTCTGTCGCAAGAAGGCCTTGGAGCATCTGGTGCAATAAAAATAAAGATACTAAAAGACGAAGCTACAAAAGTGGAGATGTTAGCCCGCCGCGCATTGAACGGCGATATTATGGTTTACGAACACGATCTAATTGATGTCGTCGTCTCTCCGTCCAAAAAGAAGGTGGTAGTCTTCCCCAAGGATATGGTCCAACGAGAAACATATCCAGTTCAAAACAGGTTTTTTCAATTCCTTTACAAGAAGGGCGTGATAGACCAAGGGGATGTACAGGGCGGCAACGTTTATTCTTCTCTGGAATGCAAGTTACATGAATCAGTCATAAATGGTGTAGACGAGGTCCAGAGCGCACTCTTTGCAGTAAGCCTCTTTATGGAAGAAGAAAGGCCAGACATTTTGGCCAGGAAGCATCTGCAACACGACTTAATGACTTATCATTTGGATCCAGATGAAGA